CAGTCAGAAGAAGCTGGAAGAGTTCGTGTTATTATAGAGTTTGCTTCTGGGGACGAGAACAGTCCCACAAGCTATGCAAAGTTTGAAGTAAACGCAGCAACCGGAGACGATGATAGCTCAAGCCCAGAGTCAGGCGCCACGATCAACCTGGTAAACAATAGATATATTGTAGCTAAGAAAACACTTTCAGAGCTTACAAAAAGTGCAGACTTTTCTTGGACCAACATTACATCTGTAAGAGTTTTTGCAACCGTTCACGAGACAGGATCTTCCACCCCTTCCGATAAGTTTTATGTTGCTCTAGATGGCTTCCGTTTTGAAAATACTACTTCTCAGAATCCCCTGTACGGTCTAACTGGATACACAACAATCAAAACTGCCGATGGAGGGGGGATTTCTAAAGAAATCAACACCTCTAACATTGTAGAGTATCGATACGGCTTGGATGTTGCATAATGGCTAGGGGAAAAGAAAAAGCAGTTGTTGGCAAAAATACGTTACCACCCGTTGCCCTTCTTTCGGATGGAACCTACGGATATATTATTCGCCATAGGATAATCTCTGAAGACCAGAACAGATATTCCCAATGGTCCCCAATTAGAGAAATTGCAGGACAAGGGTTCGAAGACGTTGACGGCGATATTATTGTTTCCTCAAATTCGACAACCGTGGTTTGGGACGACTCCCTAGACAGGCCAAGCTACGATGTGTTTGTTAGCTTTGACGGTGCTGATTATTTTTATCACGGGACTTCTCCAATTCACACTTATACATTTTTAAACAAAACCCACACCACAGTAGACGTGGCTATTCAAATTGAAAGCATTAATAAGCAAAGAGCAGCAGCGTTGACAATTGCAACTATGAATGCTACCATAGGATCTTAAGGAGAATAAAATGGCAAAAATACCACTACCCGAACGAGGGCAGCCGCTTGACCTTAGTTATATATATCAGGTAGCAAACACCCTTAACGAGCTTTCTGCTCAGGTTACAACAACTGCTGGTCGCTACTCTTCTATAGATACGGTATCGTCAGGAACTCAGAACATCAAAACTTCCGACACCAGAATTGTTGGAGGGTATGTCGAAGTAACAAACACAACAAGCACAAGCCCAGATGGAGAAAACAGCTTTAGCTTTAACTTTACAGACTTTGTTTATCCACCCATTGCAACAGCTACCCCGATCCTAATCGGGGAAAGCTCTACCGAAGCTGGAAAAGATGTTTCTGTCTTGCTGACTAAAATTACAAATAACCGCATCGAGGGAATTGTAAAGTTTAAGACAATTGGTGTTGCATCAGTGGGCGTAAACCTTCTGATGATTGGCGTACCAGTCTAGGATCTTTTGTGGACAGAGAAGCATACAACAGCGCTCCGGTAGTGCTTGCAAACAAAAGGGTTTTCTTTTTAAATGGATGCCTTGTTCGTAAGCACCACGTTAACAGGTCTAACGGAATTTTGGCAGTTTATAACATTAACAAAGACAGAATAGAAACCTGTCTTATTTCTGACTTTAAAAAGAATAGTGAAAAGGTTTACAGTGTAAAAGACACGGCAACCCTTGTGTCTAAGCATCAAAAACATCTTTATAGACTTGTTACAAATCAAGTAATTCCCCCACCTATTGCTGCATCCATAGGGGCAAAGCGGAGTTGGAGAACTCGGGCTTATTATCCAGAATCAGTAGTAAGAGAAATTCGTGATATACTTGCTTCAGTGCATATAGGGAGACCACGTAAAGACGGACTGATTTCTAACAATACCGTTCCTACGGTTCAAGAGTTGACAAGACGACTTGGAGATGGTATTCTTACATATACGAGAACGTCAGATGGCGAATTTATTCCAATCTGGAATGAGTCTATTTAGAGAAGGTATGAGAATGGAACACAACGAAACAAAAGTTACTGTATCCCTTGGGTACACACTTAATCTGGGAAACTTTCAATCATTGCGTATTGACCTGGGTATTGAAGACTCTAGGCGCGATGGTGAAAACATCTCAGAAGCCTTTGAGCGAGTTTATGAGTTTGTTGAAGACAAGCTTGCAGAAAAGGTTAAAGAGGCTTCCTCAGAAATTAATGAATAATGGCTGATCGCAAGTCTAGAATGATCTTGCTATCTAGGTATAACAAGCTTCACAACGCTAGGCATACCAGCAGGTCAGACATTAATATTAACAAAGAGCAGTGGGCAGCGGATGCCCTGATCGAGTCCTATGGGCTAGAGGAGTGCCTCGATCTTCTTGGTTACTACTTTGAGGCATCCGCCTATCCAAGCTGGAATTACTTTGCTTATAATGCAGACAAGGTTATCCATTCAAAATCATTGATCGAAGAAGACAAAAAAGAAAGACTTGAGAGACTAAACAAGGCGAGGGAGTGGCTAAGTGGCTAACACAGAATCAAAGGTAATATCCGCAGTTCTAGAAGACAAGCAGATTCATGTTTTGCTGCAGGCAAACGTAGACAATCTTTTAAGAACACACAACGATGTGTGGGAGTTTGTAAGAAACTACTTTGAGCAAAACCAATCAGTTCCCCCGACTTCTTTAGTCGTAGAAAAGTTTAGAGACTTTGAGCCAGTGGCAGACATTGGAGCAACAAAGCACCACCTAGAAGAGCTGAAGTCAGAGTTTTTAAGTGATAGCCTTAAGGATATGCTTCGCTCAGCCGCAGAGGACATTCAGGGTGGCTCCGGCTCGGGGGCACTTGAGAATCTAATTAGTGGAACCTCCCAGCTTAAAAAAGAAACCTCTACCATTAGAGATATTGATGCAACTGACATTGACTCTGCCGTAGCCTATTTTGAAAACCTAAAAAAGCAACAGGAAGCTGGATCCCTTGGAATTAAGACGGGGCTGCCAGGCTTTGACAACTACCTGCCTTCTGGAATTATGCCAGGTCAGCTGGGGGTGTTCTTGGCTTATCCAGGTATTGGAAAATCTTGGCTTTCTCTTTATTTTGCAGTTCAGGCCTGGAAGCAGGGGAGGACTCCTCTAGTTCTTAGCCTAGAAATGTCTGAAACAGAAGTTAGAAACAGGGTGTTTACAATTATGGGTGAAGGGCTTTGGTCTCACAGAAAGCTGAGCGCTGGAGAGGTTGAGATAGACACCTTAAAGACGTGGCACAAGAACCACATAGAAGGCAGACCAGAGTTCCACATTGTCTCTAATGATAGTGGTGGAGACATAACCCCGTCAGTTCTTCGAGGAAAGATTGACCAATATCGACCAGACTTTGTAATTGTAGACTACCTGCAACTTATGAGCCCCAACCAGAAGTCTGAAAGCGAAGTCGTTAGGATGAAGAACCTTTCTCGTGAGCTAAAGCTTATGGCAATTTCAGATGAAGTGCCGATCATGGCAATCTCCTCAGCAACCCCAGACGATGTAACAAAACTAGATACGGTTCCAACTTTGGGTCAAACATCTTGGTCACGCCAGATTGCTTATGACGCTGACTGGGTCATGGCACTCGGTAGGGGCGCCAACAGCGATGTTATGGAGTGTGTCTTTAGAAAGAACCGTAATGGATTTATGGGCGAGTTTATGGTCCAGGTAGACTTTGATAAGGGGCACTACAAATACAAGAGTGTTGACGATCTGGTATAATGAATACAAATACTAAAAAGGATACATTCAAAGTTTATTCACACGAACAAATTAAACGATTGCTGGTTGGAAGCGGGTTAGATATCCAATCAGAAGTTGACTCTGACTATATTATCTTTTGCCCTTTTCATGCAAACAACAGAACTCCGGCAGGGGAAGTCGACAAAGTAAAAGGCACGTTTTTTTGTTTTGCCTGTCACCACATTTGTGGCTTGGTGGAGCTAGTTATGCATCAAACAAATCGTACGTACTTTGAGGCTGTTCGTTTTATTAAAAGCAAAGAAGTAAATTCAAATTTGGAACTAGAAATAGAACAAAGACTTGTAGATAAAAAAGACTACGTACAGTTTGATGAAGTCCTTGTAAAAAGTCTTTCAGAAGCCGCCCTAGCCTCTCCTAGGGCTAGAGACTATTACTCTGGCAGAGAAATCACAAAAGAGTCTGTAATTAAGTTTTCTCTTGGATATTCTGAAAATCAAGACATGGTAACAATCCCTGTTCATTCTCCAGACGGAATGCTTCTTGGTTTTGTTGGAAGGTCTGTAGAGGGTAAGCAGTTCAAGAACACCCCCGGGCTTCCAAAATCTAAAACGTTTTTCAACATACATAGAATAAAGTCTTCCAGAAACGTTTATGTTGTAGAGTCTTCGTTTGATGCAATTAGGCTAGACCAGTGCGGGTACCCAGCAGTAGCATCGTTAGGGTCTAATGTTTCAAACATCCAGGTGGACTTGCTAAAAAGATACTTCAATGATATAATTGTCATTGCAGATAATGATGAGGCTGGGGGGAACATGGCTAATAGACTTCAAAAAAAGCTAGGTTCTCGTGTGTCTGTCTTGTCATTAGACAAACAATACAAAGACATTGGGGATATGTCTGACGAAGAGATTAAGGCACTAAGCTTTAGCTTTTCCGACTCCATATCATCAATACTAAAATAAAATATACACTATTAATCAAGTATAAAACAAGTATAAGGAGAAAAAATGAGTGTAGTAAAAGGGCTTAAGAATATCAATGCGTTGCTTGATAAGCCAAAGTATGACAGCGATAAGCCACGAATGCGTTGGCTTAAGCTTGCAGATGGACAGTCGGTAAAGATTCGTTTTATTGAAGAGCTGGACGAAGAGTCTGCCAACTATGACGGAGAGCGCGGACTGTCTCTGGTCGTAAAAGAACACACCAATCCAAAAGACTACCGTCGCAAGGCTGTAGACACGATGGAAACCGAGGGTCGAGACTGGGCTCAGGAAATGCACCAGAAGGACCCAAAGGCTGGATGGAGTGGGCGTCTTCGATTCTACTGTAACGTTTTGGTAGATGACGGAATGGAAGAGCCCTATGTGGCTATCTGGTCTATGGGGGTTGGAAAGCAGTCTCCATTTAACACGATTCGAGACTACGCTCTTGAAACCGGAAGTGTTTCTAACCTTAGCTTTAAGCTTAAGCGAAACGGCCAGGGCGTAGAAACTAATTACACCCTGATCCCAGGTATCCCAGACAGCGAGCCTTACACATGGAATGAAGTAAAGCCGTATGATCTTAATGCGGCATTGACCCATGTTTCATATGCAGAGCAAGAGGCCTTTTACCTGGGCTTTGACACGCCATCTATTACTTCTTCAAATGTGGAGTGGTAACTAGGGGATGTCATATGCTGGCTTACATGTTCACACTCACTACTCGCTCTTTGACGGTATTGCTACCCCACAAGAGTATGTAGATCGTGCAGAGTCCTTGGGCATGACTGCCCTGGCGATTACTGATCACGGTTCTCTTTCTGGTCACAGAGAGATGTACCGTGCTGCAAAAGAAAAGAACATTAAGCCAATTCTTGGCGTGGAGGGCTATATAACCGAAGACAGGTTCGATCACAGGGATCGAGACAGTCGGGAAGGTCCACTAGACCTTGTTTACAACCACATAGTCCTCCTAGCCAAGAACCAGCAAGGTCTGGAAAACCTTAACAAATTAAACGAGATTGCTTGGACAGAGGGGTTTTACAAAAAGCCCCGCATTGACTACGAAGTTTTAGAGAAATACAAAGAGGGAATTATCGTTACCTCTGGATGTCTTAGCGGAACCGTAGCCAAGGCAGTTGAGCTAGGGGAGCTAGCAGCAGCTAAGGCACAGGTAGAGTGGCA